ATAGTAAGAACGCTAAAACAAGACCTAATGACCCTTACATTAAGTTAAGTGCCTTACACGGTACAAAAAATAATAGAACAACTGTTGCAGCTTTTGGCGGTGCAGAAAAAATGAAAGAAAATACTGAGGTAGCATTTGATTCACTGGAACAAAAAGATTTTGAAAATGCTCTTAAAAAAGGCACAAATATAAATAATTTATACCAAAAAGTGTATGAAGTATATCAAAAAGCATTTTATACAGAGGTAGGACTAGAGCAAGCTTTAGATATGTCAACAGAAGATATGAGAAAAAATCTTACTGTTGAAATTAATTATGACCCTGCCAATAAAAATGCTACTATGAAAGATTATGATAGTAGACAGCTACAAAAATTTATTTTAGAACATACAGCGGTAATAGAAAGAGAAGTAGTTAATGCACTAACAGATGAAGAATTGGAAACTTCTAGAAGTCCAAAAAATCATTTAGTAGGAGCATCAGCAAAATCAATTATACAAAATATGTTTGCTCATAAAACTAACCCTGATATGAGGTATAAAGTAAATAAAAAACTTTTAAACTTTAGAGATGTAAAAAGCAAACAAAAAACAAAATTTGGAAGTAAAAAAACAGGTAGCCAAAAAACTACAAAAGGAAAAGGCGCTGTTAGAGCAGTAGCTGGCTACAAAGCACTTTCAAGAGGCAGAGGTAATATAGAACAACAAGCAGGAAGTAATCCTATGGCTTTAAAAAGTTTACTTAATGAAATTTTGCCACAAGCTGTAGCCGTTAATATGGTAGCTCCAGCATTAAGATATAGAACTGGTAGATTTGCAAACTCAGTAAGAGTTGATAATGTAACACAAGGGCCAAGAGGTGGAAATACAATGATAGAAGCAACTTATAGAACTAATCCGTATGAAACATTTGCACCAGGTGGTAAACAGTATACACAACAAAGAGACCCTGAAAGATTAATAAAAAGAACAGTAAGACAAGTAGCTTCAGGAATAATCGGAGCAAGATTTGGAATTGACATACAATAATGGAAACAGCACTAGCAAGGAAACATACCACGCGTCGCAGAGCCATTGTTGAGGCACTGTGTCAAAAGTTAGAACAAATAAACGGAAGTCCACCATTTAGAACTTCAGTCTCAACAGTAGAAAGAAGACTAAAGTTTTGGGATGAAGTAGGTGAGTTTCCCACTATACATGTAGGAGCAGGCACTGAAACTAGAGAGTATGATGGCGGTGGATTTAGATTTAGATTTTTAAGATTAACAGTTCGATGTTATGTTTCAGATGACAATGATGTCATTGAAGCACTCGAAGAATTGTTAGAAGATGTTGAGACAGTATTGGAGGATAATGATCCACTAACATACTTTGATTCAACAGGAGCATCTCACTCTACGGTACAGACTACAATCGGTACAGTAGATACAGATGAAGGCGTATTAGAACCTCTGGGTGTAGGAGAAATCACTTTAGAGATTCGATATTAATTAGGAGAAAATAATGGCATTTTTCTTTAGTAGAGATACCAAAGTATTTATGGAATGGTCAGAAGATGGAACGGCTACTAATACAGCTCTGTATGAGATACCTGTACTAGACGGTTTTTCTTTCAGCCAAGGCACAAATACTTCAGAGGTTACATTAAGTGAAGCTGCAAACAGTACTGGTTATAGTAAAAGAGGTAGAGCAATGTTTACTGACTCTTTTGCACCAGCTGAGTGGAGTTTTAATACTTACATGAGACCAACAGTGTCTGGAGCAAACGCGACCTATACCAACGGTGACCACGCAGATAGTGGCGGACACTTTGCGGTAGAAGGCCCACTATGGGCTGCTATGAGTGCAAACACTTATGACAGAGCCATGGCTGGAGATTTTAAATCAGATACAGCAAAAGCAGAATTTAATTTTGCTAATTCAAACCAAGTAACTGTAGGTAGCTACAATATGTATTTTGTACTAGGAGCTGCAAAAGACACAGCTACAGAACTTTATGCAACAGGAACAGAAGGTGTAACAGTTTACAAAGTTGCAGACTGTTCAGTAGGTTCCGCTTCAATTGATTTTGATATTGAAGGAATTGCACAAATTGCTTGGTCTGGAAATGGTAAAACAGTAGAAGAAGTAGCAAGTATTAATACAGCAGCTTCAGGAACAACTGCAAAAGGTATAATTAGAGAAGGAGTTGATACAACTACCAACTTTATTAGACAAAAATTAACTGATTTAGCAATTAGTTTTGATGTATCAGAATCAACTGGTACATTAGGTGCATTAAATGTTGATGGAAATGACGTTACTTATAACGTTACCTTAACAGGTGGTAATATTACGATTGAAAATAATCTAACTTACTTAACTCCAGAAACACTTGGCACAGTAAACTTACCATTAGGTCATGTAACAGGAACAAGAAGTGTATCAGGTAACTTTACTTGTTATCTAAATGATACTGCTAACAGTTCTTTAGACCTTTTTGAAAGATTACAAGAATCAAGAGGCGTAATTACTAACGCTTTTGACTTAACATTTAGCATTGGCGGAAGTGGAAACACTCCAAGATGTAATGTTGCAGTTCCAAAAGCACATTTAGAATTACCAACTCACAGCTTTGAAGATGTAGTATCTGTAGACGTAGCCTTCCATGGTTTATCAACAGATTTATCATCAGGTACAGCTGCAGATGCAACCAATGAAGTAAAAGTTACTTACGTAGGTGCATAAAGTAAATTAAACTCGGGAGGGCACTAACGCCCTCCCACTTTATAGGAATATTATGACAGAAGAAGTAAAAAAACCAGTATCACTTAAGAGTTTATTAACTCCAAGCAAGACAGTATCAATAGACTTTCCCGGATTTGAAGGATTTAGTGTTGATTTAACTTACCTTAGTAGAGAAGAGTTACTAAAACTCAGAAGTAGATGCTTAAAAAATAAATTTAATAAGAAAACTAGAGCATTTGAAGAACAACTCGATGAGGAAACATTCTTAACAGAATATTGTAAATCAATCATCAAAGGTTGGAAAGGGCTAAAGTATTCTTACCTAGAAGAGCTTCTATTAGTAGATACAAGCGGAGTAGCCAAAGATGAAGAACTTGAGTATTCTCAAGAAAATGCTGAAACTATGATGAGAAATGCAGCAGACTTTGATCAATGGGTTACCGATACTGTAGGGGATCTGGAAAATTTTACTCACAGCAAGTAGAACAAATACTTGCGTTAATAAAAAGACATTTTAAGGATACAGGTATTGATTTAGAAAAGTATCTTGCAATTTGCGAGCAGCTAAATCAAGAACCTGACCCTGAAAAGATGCCTCCAACTATGGATATTTATCCTAGAGAGGTTCAGGAAGCCTTTTTTGTACATAACCTACTTTCAGATCGTTGGGATGGTATGAGTGGCTTCTATATGGGTAAAGATTTATCCGCTCTAGGTACTATATTAGATACTTGGAACATAGAAGACAAAAAAACTTGTATATATTTTTTGAAGCACATTGAGCATCATCATCAAGAAATGATGAACACAAAAGTTAAAGCTCGACAGGACGCGGAAAAGCGAAAGAATAAAGTAAAGTAAATGGCAAAAAAGATTAAAGGCGCAACTATTACCTTTGAGGTTACCGATGACGGTACTCTTAAACAGGTAGGCCAAAAAGCAAAAAATGCTAGTAAAGGATTAGACCAAACCAGTAAATCTGCG